TCACAATATTTAAAAGGACCTGCAATTACCAATCCTTCAATTTATAATGATAATGGAAGAATTTTAGTTAATCTTAGAAATATTAACTATACCTTATATCATTCAGAAAAAAGAAAATTCGAACATCATTGGGGACCATTAGTTTATATTCATCCAGAAAATGATGTTAGGTTGAGAACAAATAATGTTATGGGTGAAATAGATGATAATATGCAATTGAAGTGGTATGAAAGAATTGATACTTCTAAATTTCCAGATAAAGAGCTTTGGGAATTTGTAGGTCTTGAGGATTGTAGAATTGTTAGATGGAATGGAAAACTTTATGTTTGTGGTGTACGTAGAGATTTAGATAAAATTGGAACAGGAAGAATGGAACTTTCTGAGATTGAAATTTCTGAAGATGGTGCAGTAAAAGAAATAAACCAATATCGAATTCCTACACCTGGACATAAAGGTGATGAAGGATCTTATTGTGAAAAAAATTGGATGCCAATTATTGATATGCCATTCCATTTTGTCAAATGGACTAATGGTACTGAAGTAGTTCGTTATAATTTAGAAGAAAATACCACAGATCAAGTTGTTTTAACTCAATGGAAAGATCTTGGATGTATTGATCTTCGTGGAGGTTCTCAAATTATTCCTTATAATGAAAATCATAGATTCTGTCTTAATCATGAAACTTATCTAACAAGAAGTGATGCAGGAAGGAAGGATGGTGTTTATAGGCATAGGTTTGTTGTTTGGGATAATGATTGGAATATAGTTAAAGTTTCACGTCAGTTTTCTTTCTTAAATGCAAATATTGAATTTGCTGTTGGTATGTGTGAATATGGAGATGATTATTTAATGACCTTTGGTTTTCAAGATAATGCTGCATATCTTCTTAGAGTTTCTCAAAAATTTGTAAAACAATATATCTTTGAAGAATGATATCATTTAACAAACTTGGAAATAGGGGTAGATTGGGAAATCAAATGTTCCAATATGCTGCACTAAAGGGAATTGCAATTCAAAATAATCATGAATTTTGTATTCCTCTTTCTGGAGTATTTGGATCTAATGATGAAAGAGTTCAGGCATCTGATGTAAACTTATATAATTTTCCTAATATTATAAACAATAAAGTTGGGATGACGGATTATAAAACAAGAAACGAATCTTCTTTTGCTTTTGAGGAAGATTTGTTTTATAATTGTCCGAATGATATTGATTTATTTGGATATTTTCAAACTGAAAAATATTTTAAGCATATCAAAGACGATATAAAAAATGATTTTTCTTTTGGAAATTTTACAAAAAAAATGTGTGAAACTTATATTAAAGGAATGTTTAGTAATTCTGAAATAATTTCTTTACATATACGAAGAACTGATTATGTAACTGATTCAAACTTTCATTTACTTGATTTAAATTATTATCAATCTGCTCTAGAAATTTTTTCTGAAGACATTCCAGTATTAGTTTTTTCTGATGATCCTGAATGGTGTGAGAAACAATTTTTCTTTAAGAATGATAGGTTTAAAATTTCTAAATCTAATAATACTTTAATTGATTTATGTTTGATGAGTATGTGCAATTATCATATTATTGCTAACAGTTCTTATAGTTGGTGGGGTGCGTGGTTGTCAGACAGTAAAAAAATCGTAGCACCAAAAAAATGGTTTTCTGGAGACTTAGAAAATTGGGATACTAAAGATTTATACTGCCCAGATTGGATAACTATATAACGTATGATAGATAAATTTATTTTTTGAACGTATGAACATATCTTTAGTTTGTGCTTGTAAAAATCGTTTAAATGCATTAAAAGTTTCTCTTAGTTCTTGGCTTCTTTTTGATTGTATAAAAGAAATTATTATAGTTGATTGGAGTTCTGATGAACCAATCAACCATTTAACTAAATTAGATCCAAGAATAAAAGTAATTACTGTCTCCGACCAAAAATATTTTAATCAACCTCAACCACTAAACTTGGCGATTAGTTTGGCACAGGGAGATTATATTTTAAAAGTTGATACGGATTACATACTCAATCCGTATGAAAACTTCTTTAACAAATATCCAGTTGATGAAAATAGTTTTGTTTCTGGAAAACATAATTTTAAGAGTCCAGAATTTATTGATAAAGAAACTGGGAACTCCATGGTTGATTTGACATGTTTAACCCTTGATGAATGGAGCACTTATTTTAATTCTTATTGCCAATTCTTTAAGTATCTTACTGGGTTACTCCTAGTATCCAAAGAGAATTTACTTTCAATAGGTGGGTACAATGAAAATTTAACAAAATATTATGCTTTTGAGGATGATGAAATTTGTACTAGACTAGAACTATATGGACTAGAGCATAAGAAGTTAAATTATGATTATAATGTAATTCATATACCACATCCAGATAAAAAAAGATTCGAAAATTTTAAAGGGTATGTTGAATCAGGAATAAAAGAAAGATTAGATTTAACTCCTGATGGTGAAGAAAAGTGGCAAACTGAGTATTGGATTTCTCAAACACATATTAAAAATAATAAAAATATGTGTGCTGAGATAATTAATTACTATGTTCCACCAAAAACAAAATGGAATATTGAAAAAATAGATGACCAAAATTATTTTGCGGAAAAAAATATGAGTGATAAATTGAGTGAGTTTCCATCCGTATATTATGTTTCTTTAGAAGAAAGTTTAGACCGAAGAGATAATTTAGAGTCTGAATTTTCTTTTTATGGAATTGTTCCTACGGCAGTTATTTCAAAAAGATTTTCTGAGTCTAATGATCATGTATACGGAAAATATGTTGATAGTTTAAACGAAGGAACAAAGGGATGTGTAGTATCTCACTTAAAAGCAATAAAAGAATGGTATGAAACAACCGAAGAAGATTATGGATTTTTCTGTGAAGATGATTTAAGTTTGGAAACGGTGGAGCATTGGAACTTTACTTGGAAAGAATTTATATCTAATATACCTAAAGATGTCGATTGTCTTCAGTTGTTTACTATTCGTGGAGAGTACGATACATTTGAACTTCGTGAAAGGTATTGGGATGATTGGGGGGCATCTGCTTATGTTGTCATGAGAGAATATGCTAAAAAATTAATCGATACTTATATTCGTGATGATGGGTATTGTCTTGAAATTCCCAATCAAACAACAATGCCTCTGATTGAAAATATTCTTTTTGCAAGTCTTGGTAAATGCTACACTATTCCATTATTTGCTGAAGAAGTTAAGTTTCAATCTACCTTTGTTGGTAAAGATGCTGATGTAAATGATGGGCAAAAGAAAAACCATTACATATCGCATGAAAAAGTTATTGAATGGTGGAAAAATAAAGACAAAGAAACTCCCAAGTTTTTTACTGAAATTAAACCCGTGAACATGGATGAAACTATTATGCCTAATAAACCAAAGATTGTTGATTGTTTTCCGTATTTTAACGAAAAAGAATTACTCGAATTGAGAGTAAAACTTTTAAGAGATCATGTTGATTTGTTTGTAATTATTGATGCAAATTATACGCATAGTGGTATTCCAAAAGAGTATAGTTGTAATAAAGTTATTGATGAACTTGGACTTCCAAAAAATAAGATTAGAGTTATTGAAGCGGATCTTTCCAATCCAGGAAATCCTTCAGACTATGATCTTCATTTTAATCCAAATCAAAAAATAGCAAGTAGAGAAAGGATTCAAAGAGATTATCTGTGTAATATTATTTCTGAATTTGATGATGATACATTTTTTATAATTAGTGATTGTGATGAAATTGTTAGTCCTAATAATATACCATTTATACATGGATCTGCAAAAAATAATAAAGATTATATTTTTAAAGTTCCTCTTGTACACCTTGAAGGAAGGGCAGATTATAGAGCGTATAATTTAGATGGATCTCCTTCTTCTTGGAGTAAATCTATGTTTATGTGCTTTAAAAAGCACCTGATGATTAATACTCCGACTGAAATTAGAGCAGAGTACATGAGAAGGGGGTATGAAATTAGATATGTAACTCATAATGGGGAAGTATGTCAAGATTTGGGATGGCATTTTAGTTGGATGGGGAACAATCAAAATAGAATTAATAAATTTAAATCTTTTTGTCATTATGATGAAAATTTGAAAACATTTTTAGGTAAAGATTATTCTCAAGAAGAACTGTGGGAATATATGGAAAAGTATAATTTTAAGGATGAATTAACTTCTCCATCTGGAAATGTAAATATTGTATTGAAACCTTATCCAATTACAGAACTTCCGCCAATAATTTTCAGTCTTCCGAATGTTGAGCAGTATTTAATTCCAAATATCTTAGATATAAAAAAAACTAAGAATGATGAATTAACAGATCTTCTTAATAAGTATTCTCTAGATACTGAAAATCCAGATCATAATTTTAATCTTGGAGTTTGGTATGAAAAAGAAAGTCACACTGCTCCAGCGGTTTCTTATTTCTTAAGATGTGCAGAAAGAGCAATAGATGATAATCTTGCATATGAAGCATTAATAAGAGCATCATATTGTTATACAAAGCAAGGAACTCGTGATGGTAGTTCAAAATCTTTACTTGAGCAGGCTTTATGTTTACTTCCATCTAGACCAGAAGCTTATTTCCTGTTGAGTAGATTTGCAGAAAAACGCCAATGGTGGCAAGATTGTTATATCCATGCCGATAGAGGACTTAGATATTGTGATTTTAATTCAAAACCACTTAGAACTGATGTTGAATATCCTGGTAAATATGGTTTACTATTTGAGAAAGCTGTTGGTGCTTGGTGGTGGGGTAAAGTTGAAGAAGCAAAAACTTTACTACTAGATATTAAAAATAACTATGAAATTCTTGAGGAACATAAACCCCGTCTTGAAGAAAACCTAAAGAAAATGAATCTTAATTTGGAGTAAAAAATGGCACATAATGAACAAAAAAAGTTTGTTGAAAATTTAAAAAAGAAGGCTGGTAAATATTTTAAAGACCAGTTTGTTTTGGAGATTGGTAGTTTAAACATTAACGGAACCGTAAGAGATTTTTTTGAAAAATGTTCTTATGTTGGTGTTGATGTTGGACCAGGTGATGGTGTTGATGTAGTTTGTGAAGGTCAAAAATATAATGCACCAGATAATGCTTATGATGTTGTCTGTTCATTAGAATGTTTTGAGCATAATCCATATTGGCTTGAAACATTTGTAAACATGGTTAGACTATGTCGTCCTGGTGGTTTGGTATTTTTTACTTGTGCCAGTGATGGAAGAGCAGAACATGGAACTACGAGAACACGTCCGGAGGATTCTCCACTCACGGTTGATATTGGGTGGGATTATTACAGGAATTTAAATGAAAGTGATTTTCGTGAACATATTAATTTTGAGGATCACTTTGATTATTATTATTTTGAAGTTAATCATAACTCCAAAGATTTATATTTTTGGGGATTGAAAAAAACAAAAGAATCCGAAAAAGAACCAATTCCTGTTATTGGAATTCCAATCGTAAATGGGTTTCATTGGATTAAAAGGTTAATTGATAGTATTGATTATCCCGTTGACCAAGTTTTTATATTTGATAATAATGGTAGGGGTGAATTAACTGAGGATTTAGATAATTTGGCAAAGGAAAATCACCCATTTATTAATCAGATAAAAGTTTGTCATCTGCCAGCAAATATCGGAGTTTCTGGATCCTGGAACATGACTATTAAATGTGGTATGAATGCTCCATATTGGATTATTTCAAATCATGATGTTGCATTTACACCAGGATTTTTGGAAAATATGCTTAAAAAAGCAAAAGATTTAAATGTTGGTATGGTCCATGGTAATAGGGGTGCCTGGGATATTTTCTTGTTGAAAGATTGGGTTGTTCAAGAATGTGGTTTATTTGATGAAAATTGTTATCCAGCATATGTTGAAGATGTTGATTACTATATTAGAACAATGTTGTATGGTATTAAGCGAGTTAATGTTGAGTATCCATATCTTCATGGTGAAAAAGATTATGAAACAACAGGATCTCAAACTTGGAGAGTTGATAGATCTTTGGAAAGTAAGATGCATCACAGTCGCATCTTGAACGAAATGTGGTATATTTACTATAAGTGGGGACCACATTGGCACACTGGTATTGATTGGGTTAATACTAACCCATATAAGTATCCATTTAATAATGATCAATTACCATTATCATATACATTTTATAACTTAGATTTTGTAAGACAAAAACACTTAGGATTTTAGAGCAATGAGATTTACTGTATATTCAAAACCAGGATGTCCTTACTGTGAAAAAGTAAAAAAAGTTTTTAACTTGACAAATATGGTATATGTCGAGTATACTCTTGAAGAAAATTTCTCTAGAGAAGAATTTTATTCTGAATTTGGAGAAGGATCTACATTCCCACAAGTAATTTGCAATGACAAAAAAATTGGTGGGTGTGTAGATACTATTAATTTTCTTAAGGAAAACCAGATTATTAAGTGACAAATATAAATAATAATAACCACAGAAATCGTGGTGTTGAATTCATTCTTAATGGAGGAAAGAGAAAGCAAATCAAACCGTTCCATATTATCTTTGAAAAGATGGTTTGCTTTCTCAATCGGGAAACAACTATCTATTTTGAATTTTCCTTCATATCTAGGAAGAAAAAAGTAATTTCCCGAGGTAAGAAAAATGTTAGCAATTAGTCTAGTATTTGGTTCATTTTTAACCGTTTTGTTTCTTATAGTGGGTCTCACAGTTGGGTGGGTTGCTAGAGAATATATGATGAATTATCGGGAAATACCAAGACCTCATCCAGAAATGTTTGATACTCAGGGAAATTTAATTCCTGATGAAGTTATAGCCTTTAGATTTGAAAATACTGATTACGATTATGACGACGATAGCGAAACCGAAGAATAATATAACATCTTCAAAACAAACTGTAAAAGAATTACCAATTAATCCTTTTATTTTTGAAGTTTTAGATGTTATTTCTAAACAAAGAACTAATACTAAAAAGATTGAACTTCTTAAAAAATATGAAGATCCTTCTTTAAAAGCAATTTTTATTTGGAACTTTGATGAAAGCCTTGTATCTGCCCTTCCAGAGGGAGATGTTCCTTATGCTAGTACTGGAGAGCAAAATTCATTCAGTGGCACTGTAAGCGATAAGGTAAAGGACGCAGTAAGTAAAATGGGTGAGATGGGATCTAACTCATTAGGCATGAATGATCAAGGACAAACTACCATCAGAAAAGAGTATAAAATGTTTTATAATTTTATACGTGGTGGTAATGATGGACTGAGTTCTCTTCGTAGAGAAACAATGTTCATTAATATTCTTCAGGGTCTTCATCCACTTGAAGCAGAAATTTTAACTCTTGTTAAAGATAAAAAATTAGAAACAAAATACAAAATTAGTAAAGAAATTGTTGCACAAGCATATCCAGATATTAAATGGGGAAATCGTGTATGAGTAGTAAACTTCGTGATGTAATTGAAAAAGCACAAGATACAAGAGAGCGTATGGACCATTGGACATCAGTAGAAAAAGAAACTTGCAAGTCACGGTATGGTTGTGACATTATGATAGAAAATGGTTCATATTCTGATGTATGTACTAAAGATGCTCCTAATGATGCATATATCATAAAGTACTTTGTGGAAGATAAAATTTGTTTTGATCTTACTCGAGGCAGTAGAACACGTTTATTTGATATGTATTGGGATAAGTTTCGTGATAATTTAAAAAGTATTGACTTTGGATATGGACGAGTCAACCCAAAACTCTGGGGTTATAAGTCACCCGAAAAGAAAAAGAGGAAGTGATTCCTAAATTGCCGGGAAAAAATCCCGGCAATTTTTTTGCTCCTTAAGATTTTTTAAAACTGTAACAGATGTTACAGTTTTAACTTGCTATATAAATGCAATAGGTCTATAATGACCTTACGTTCATCTGGAAAACAGACGGAAGTAAGCCGACGCGGAACGGATCGTTCATTCGCTATTCGCAAATAGCGAACGCAAACGCCGACTGAAGGAACGCTCTTTAACCTAAAAAACTAAGGAGAACCCTAATGTCTAAAGTAGTATATCGTGGTGTTGAATATGACACTCAAAAGCGTATTGAATACCAACAGCAAATGATGCAACAACCCCAACAATACAACGAAACTTATCGTGGTGTTAAGTTTGTAAAGGAGGGGCATAAGTGATGAAAAAAATTAATGTACTTCAACTTATTAAAGAGCAAAAGCAAAAAGAACAAAGACGCTATCAGGCACTTCTTGCAAACGTAGGAGCGAAGTAATGCTAATTATCGCACAAATTACAGTTGCATCCGTTACGTTTATTACTATATTGTCCTTGTTTATTCAAATGATTTATAAGTAATTAAATAATTTAAGGAGGGATTGATTCCCTCCTTTTTTTGTGGTATGATACTGCGAGAGAACAATATTTTAATGGACAAAGAAAAACTAAAACTAATTGTTCGTAATCTTGAATTGTTGGTTGATTCTCTAAAAGCAGAAGTTTATTCAGATGTTTCTGCATATAAAGATAAAGAACCAATGAGAAAAAAACCAATTTTAGATTACGACGAAATTTTTGAGGATTCTGAATAATATGTCTAGTAGAGCACGAAAACTAGTAAAGTTGCTTGAAAAACTTACAAAACAAGAGCATCTTTATACTGAAGAAAAAATCATAGAAATGAAACAACAACTGCGAGCATTGAAAGAAGAACTCTCAGAACTTGAAGCAAAAACATCAAAAGGATTTGGAAAAAAATGACAGTAAAACTCATCAGTGTAACTCCCGATGCAGAAAAAACAATGGCATATGTTGCTAGAGTTAGCAACCCTGCGAATCAAGACAACGAAAACTATGCCAAGTTGCTTGCTTATTGCATTAAGCATAATCATTGGTCTGTTTTTGAACAGAGTTTTATGAGTCTTGAGATTGAAACGAATCGTGGAATAGCGGCTCAAATTTTGCGTCATCGTTCGTTCACATATCAAGAATTTTCGCAACGTTATGCAGATTCTTCACTGCTAGGTGAAGAAATTCCTGTTCCAGAACTTCGTCGTCAGGATACTAAGAACCGTCAAAATTCTATTGACGATCTTTCTGAAGAACTTAAAGCAGATTTGTGGTTAAAGATCAACGATCATTTTAAGGCGGGTATGGAACTCTACAAGCAACTTCTTGATGTCGAGGTAGCAAAGGAGTGTGCAAGGTTTGTACTGCCCTTAGCAACGCCCACACGCATCTATATGTCCGGTTCTTGCAGGTCATGGATTCATTATATCAATCTTCGTTCAGCAAATGGTACTCAGAAAGAACATATGGATATTGCTCTTGCTTGCAAAGAAATTTTCAAAGAACAGTTTCCTTCAGTTGCACAGGCACTGGAATGGTCTAAATAAATTATCTTGAATTCTTAACTTATGGCAATATATCCCATTATAAACAAAGAAACAGGTGAAAAAAAAGTTGTTGAGATGAGTGTTAACAACATTATGCAATGGTATAAAGACAATCCAGAATGGCAGAGAGATTGGTCTGAAGGATGTGCCACTCCTGGAGAAGTTGGAGATTGGCAAAATAAACTAATTTCCAAAAATCCTGGGTGGAATGATGTATTAGATCGTGCATCAAAAGCTCCTGGTTCAACTGTAAAAAAAATCTAGTATGACAAGAAAAAGAAGGACGAATGACCAACCAATTGGCGTTGGTTTAACAACACGTCAAATGAAGCGTAGAAAATCACTAACTTCTGATTATTTGATTGATATTGATCCTCTTACGGACAATCAGAAAAAACTTTTTGAATCATATGCTAATCAAAAACATTTAGTTGCATATGGATGTGCGGGAACAGGTAAAACCTTTATTACACTCTACAACGCACTTAATGAAGTTTTAAATGAAAAATCTCCATATGAAAAAGTTTATATTGTTCGTTCACTGGTAGCAACTCGTGAAATTGGATTTCTTCCTGGAACATATGAAGATAAATCTGATATTTACCAAATTCCCTATAAGAATATGGTAAAATATATGTTCCAGATGCCATCCGATGCCGAATTCGAGATGCTCTATGGTAATCTTAAATCTCAGGAAACTATTAAGTTCTGGAGCACTTCATTCTTAAGAGGCACTACACTTGATAATTCTATTGTGATTGTAGATGAATTCCAAAACTGTACAAGTCATGAATTAGATTCAATCATTACACGTATTGGGGAAAATTCAAAAATTATGTTCTGTGGCGATGCAACTCAGTCAGACCTTGTAAAAACTAATGATCGCAATGGCATTATAGATTTTATGTCTATCTTGCGTAAAATGCCATCATTTGATATAATTGAATTTGGTGTAGATGATATTGTTCGTTCTGGACTTGTCAAAGAATACATTATTGCAAAAATGGAAGCAGGATTTTAATGTTTAATCATATTGATGTGGATCTTCCTTTCCTTGAAAGGGAGACTATAGATGGCATTCGTTATTATAAGGTTCCTGATATAGAAAAACTTTTCAAATTAGTTTCTATTACCTCAGTTATAAGTCACAAAAATCGCCAGTTTTTTGCAAACTGGCGTAAAAAAATCGGAGAAGATAAAGCAAATAAAATTACTAAACAAGCAACCAGTCGAGGAACTGATATGCATAGTTTAGTAGAACATCATCTTAAAAACGAAAATCTTCCTGGAGTTCAACCTTTATCCGAATTTTTATTTAAAATTGCGAAACCAGATTTAAATCGTATAAATAACATTTATACCCTCGAAGGTTCCTTGTACAGCAAAGTTCTTGGAGTAGCAGGAACCGTAGATTGTATTGCAGAGTTTGATGGCGAATTAGCGATAATCGACTTTAAAACATCTAAAAAACCAAAACCACGGGAGTGGATTGAGCACTATTTTGTTCAGTGTGCTGCTTATGCCTGTATGTTTTATGAACTTACAGAAATTCCCGTCAAAAAACTTGTAATTATTATGGCTTGCGAAAATGGAGAATGCGTCGTTTATGAAGAAAGAGACAAATCAAAGTACATCAAACTTCTCACAGAATATATTAGAGAGTTTGTTAGAGATAAACTGGAATCATATGGAACAGAATAAAGAATTAGAAAAAGCAATAGAAAACAAGTTTTTAACACCTTCTAAATTTGCTCTAGAAATTGAGCATATTGTGGCATTAGAACAGATGAATTATATTGATGCTATTTGTTATTATTGTGAAATCAATAATCTTGAAATAGAATCTGTTACGAAATTGATTTCAAAGCCACTTAAAGAAAGGTTAAAGTGGGACGCAACTCGTCTTAACTTCATGAAAAAAACTTCTAGAGCAAAATTGCCTTTATGATCGTGACGCCTTTTGAAACTTATCAACATTATTTGTCACTTAAAAATCATTTCACAAATCCAAAATACGACTTCTTTAAATATGGTGCGAAGACTCGTGCCAGTATCACTTCGTTCAACAAACGTCGTGACAAATACTGGTTTGAGAAAACAAGTCGCAGGTATTCTGATAAAGAAGTCGTAGATTTTCTAGTATCAAACTTTGTAGCAGCAGACAACCCACAGAACTTATGGATTGGAGAAATTATCAATTCTGGAGAAAGGACTTACGCAGATTGGATGCGAAGGCAGCAGAGTTTGACTTACTTATTCAAGGAACAAAGCAACGAATTCTTCTTGGAGACCAAATTAGAGGATGCTCTGAACTGTTCCAAAGGACACCCACCAGTTCTCAAAAGGTTTCTAAGTGGCAAGTTGTCTTTAGAAACTTTAACAATCTACGACAAGGTATTTCATTTCTCAAAAGATTTTGATAAAAAACTACTGGATCCAGTATGGGAAACTGTTAGTTTAAAGATTAAAAAATATATGCCCTTCATAAATATTGATGTATTTCAATTTAAAAAGATTTTACGGGAAATCATCAATGAGTAACTTTTTTGATTCTGATATTATTCAGGAAGAACTGAAAGAAATTAATAAGTTACAAGAAAATATTTACGGAAGTATTCTTACTTTCGGTATGATGGACCGCGAAACCAAATTGGAACACATTGAAAAACTGTCCCTCTTGCTAGAAAAGCAAAGAGTGATGTATACTAGGTTATCTCTCTCAGACGACCCACAAGCGGTTGAGATGAAAGAGAATCTTCGCAAATCAGTTGCAATTATGGGTTTTTCCCCAGAAACTGATATGCAAGTTTTATTCACTAGTATGACAAAAACGATTGAATCCCTCAAGAAGTACCTTGACTGATCCTCCGAATCCTGTTATACTATCCGAGTAATCCCCCGAATCCAAACTATCCGAGGTATCTAAATGGCATTTGCTGATCTTAAAAAGCAATCTAAACTTGGTTCTCTCACCGAAAAACTGGTGAAAGAAGTAGAAAAAATGAATAATTCTGGCAGTTCTTCCGATGAGCGTGTATGGAAGTTAGACTGCGATAAGAGTGGGAATGGATATGCAGTAATCCGATTCCTTCCTGCTCCCGATGGTGAAGATCTTCCTTTCGTTAAGGTTTATTCTCACGCATTCCAAGGTCCTGGTGGTTGGTTGATTGACAACTGCCTAACAAGCATTAATCAAAAGTGCCCCGTTTGTGAGCATAACTCTGGTCTCTGGAACAATGGTACTGATGCTGGTAAAGAAGTTGCCCGCAAACAGAAGCGTAAACTGACATATGTGTCTAACATCTATGTGGTGAAGGATCCTTCTAACCCTGAGAATGAGGGTAAAGTGTTTCTCTTCAAATACGGTAAGAAAATCTTCGATAAGATTACCGAAGCAATGCAACCTGAATTTGAAGATGAATCTCCCATTGATCCCTTTGACTTCTGGCAAGGTGCAAACTTCAAACTGAAGGCAAAGAACGTTGCTGGTTATCGTAATTATGATTCCAGTGAATTTGCCTCTCAAAGTGCTCTTCTGGATGATGATGATGCACTTGAAGCAATCTGGAAGAAGCAATACTCTCTTGCAGATTTCATGTCTCCTAGTGAGTTTAAGACTTATGAAGAACTGAAGAAGCGTTTGAGTTCTGTTCTCGGTGCTAAAAATGCTCGTATTGATGAGGAAGTTGAGTCTGAAGAAGAATACACTCGTGGTCCTGTAAAAGATCTTGATGATGATCTTCGTTCTGAACTCAACAATCTGAAACCCACTCGTCGTCCTACAGTAGAAGAGGATGAAGATGATGATGCTCTTTCTTACTTCGCCCGCCTTGCCGAAGATTGAAAACAGATTACTACATTAACCGTGTAAGTAAATCCGAAGCCGCAGAGTTACTTCTGCGGTTTCATTATCTTAAGGACTTTTCAAAGGGATTTAAGAGTGGATATAACTACGGTTTATATAGGGGCAACGACTTTTGCCCTTTGAATATTGGTGGTATTCAGGGAGTTTGTATCTTTACTGGACTTCCTGTTCCCGAAATCGCACAAGGAGCATTTGGATTAGAACGAAATGAGCAAGAAGGACTCTTTGAACTTTCACGACTTTGCATACACCCTGAAACCCAAGGAACCGAATATAATATCACTTCTTGGTTTGTTTCAAGAGCGATTAGACAGTTACGGAAGGATACAGAAGTTAAAGCAATCATCTCTTACGCTGATAGTAATTTCCATGATGGTACAATCTATCGCGCTTGTAACTTTAAGTATTGTGGACTTTCAGACCCAAAGAAAGATTTCTACTATGCAGACGGAACTAAACACTCTAGAGGCAAAGTTAAAGGTGCTGCAGGAGAATGGAAAGAACGCTCCCGCAAACACCGATATGTGATGGTTTTTGATAAGAATTTAGAACTCTTATGGTAGTGTATTTAAAGTATTTTCGGTTTTTATTAATTTAGTATTAATGTATTGTGAAGATTTTTCATAGTACATAATTGAGCGAATATCATTTAGATATTGTTGCAAGTATTGTGTTTTTAGTATATAAATTGTTCTTTTTTTATTATTTTTTTCAATTTCATAATCATAAAAAGATATACCAGTAACAGGATTTAATGTTATATTGGGGTTATCTGGATTTGGTATAGTAAATGTTCTATCAACTACTTTTCCCGCAGGTAAAATTAAAATACCGTTTGAATTTTTGACTTCAGTTGTTTGATAATATTTTACTTCATACATTTGATTAAGACCATATTTTTCTTCAGTAAAATTGTAAAGATCTCTATCCGATAGTGGCCATGAATTTCTAACATTTGTAATGTTTGCTGAAAGTAAAACAACCCAATCTAAATCCGAAGATCCATATAAATTTTCTGCAATTGTGTCTGGTCTTTCGCCATCTTTGATTTGATACTTATTGAATAGAGTAAAAACATTTTGTAAGTCATCACGAAGTTTAACTCTACGGAAAAGGTTTTTGACTCTTACATAATTTAAAGAAGAATTTTTAGTTAATAATTGAGATTGATACTCAATATCTGGTAGTTCTCTAAAGTAACTCATTTTAGTATCCTACTCCTGATCCAGCATCTGCTGAATCGTAATCTTCTGCATAAATGGGATTCAATTCTTTAAATGTAAGAGACATACTGATATGTACTGGAGTACCGTTAGAATATGTTGAATAATTTCCAGATGCAGTATAATCTAATCTAATATCAAGTAATGCACATGTTTTGAATACGTTTAAGAATGGGTGATTTTTGCTTCCACTTTTAAATTTTAACTCAAAAACATCCGGAGCACTAATTAATAAACCAGCACCAGGACCACCAAAAACACTTGTTTTTGCGGACATGGACTTTTTAAATGTTCTGATAATTTGTTTAACTATTTCACCTTCATAAGAATCTCTTGGAGAAAAATCAAAGGTAAACATAAATTCTCTTAAGTTTACACTATTAAAAAGTAATTCTAAGTTTGGATTTGTTATAGTTCCCGTAGTTCTTCCTAAAATACTTGAAGTTGAAACATTTGCTCCAAGACTATTAAGAATTTTATTTGTTACTCCAACTGTTACTGCCTTTTGTCCTTCCCCAGTTTGAACAGTACCTACTGTACTATTGTAAGCATTTTGTAATATGCTTCCAATATTTGCTGGATTTTTAATTAATCCTTCAATTGCAGCGGCACCCATTCCAGAAAGGGGATCTAATCTGTCTGCACCCCAATCAACAGAGTTTCCATCAGATAATTGTTTTGGTATGGGAAGGTGAATATAACGTATAGGGTTTTTAATTGATCCAGATTCTTTATTTCTTACAGCAGCAGTTCCTGTTCCAAATCTAACTGTTCCTGTTTGAGTGCCAAACCCCGGAGGTCTATATTGTACTACTTTTATTTCAAGCCAATCTGTGGTATCTTCCAACTGAGCATTTGGATACCTTAAAGGAAGACTATTTTTGGGGGCATTTGTTAGACTTGCACTTCCACTATTATCAGTATAATTTGTTATTGGTTTAACATTTGGTGCAGAGGAAGCATAATCAATATTACCTGTTACTGGTGTACCGACTGCGAGAGGCATTTATAGTAATATTTTTAATTATTTATTCTAAATTTTGCAAAAGGAATAGACTGTAAGTCTTTTATTTCTTCTGGATATACTTTATGTAAGGATCCAACAATTTCTCCCCAAGTATATTGGCGTACTTCTCCCCAGTGAAAATTAATTCCCCGAAATCCCCATCTAAAAATATCAGTTACTGCTACGAAGGGATGAACGTCATATTCTATATTAGGTGTTTTTGGAAAATACACAAATACATAATAACCACCAACTCTTGGAACTAATTCGGTTTCGGTAAGAACTTCTAATATTTTTAACATTAGATCGTCAGAACTTTCATTTCCTATAAGATCATTATGAAGGTTACGAATTCTGTTTCTTTTTGTATCTGAAGTTTTTGCTCGCCTTTCTTTTAAAGTTTTTCTTGGCATTTTTAATATCTTATATTTAATTCGTTTTCTGTGAGAATTTTAAATCCATACTGCCTATCTTTACACCATTCTCTTGCATATTCCCACTTTGATTGGTTTTTAGCATATTCCATTACTTCGGATATATATGATTTTGTTTTTTTCCTAGGTTCTTTAGGTGGGGATAATTGTTTATATGGTTTTATTTCTACCAAATATTTTTGAATAGACCCATCAAACATTTGCTCTTTGACATAAAAGTCTGGAAAATATCTATGGGGTTTATTATCTATTGGAGATCTATACCATATGAATATTTCTTCACTAGACCATTCTAAAATGTTATCGTTAAAATCTAAGTATTTCATATACTTTCTTTCCCACAACGATCTCCAAACAACTTGCGTTGGATCACCCTTATATTTTTGTGGATTTTTTAGTTTGTATTTTCCTTTGTATGACATCTAAATAATTACATAATAAAACCTATTAAAGGTATTTAGAGTGCCTATAAAGAGACCAATATCAAGATTTAAAAATACTCTAACAAATCTTGCTCAAACATCTCATTATCAAGTTATAATGGATGTTCCTTATCCAGTAAGAAAATACTTACTTGACAGGGGAGTTGATCCTTTTTTCATTACTGAAAATATTGGTTTACTTTGTTCCTCTGCATCTTTACCAGGAAGTTCATTTGCAACTGCTGATATTGTGGGAAACTTTACTGGTGTAGTTGAGAAAATGGCACATACTCGCCAATTCACTCAGATTGATTTGGAATTTTACGTTGATAGTGAATATCGCACAGTTAAATTTTTAGAGCATTGGATGGAATTCATATCAAGTGGATCTCAAGTAAATCCAGGTAAAGATGGTTATTTCTTTAGAATGAAATATCCATCAGAATATAAAACTAATCGCACAAGAATTATAAAATTTGATAGAGATTATAAATCAGAAATTGAATATACTTTTTTTGGGTTATTCCCTATATCATTAAATAATATTGGAGTTTCTTATGATACATCGAATATATTAAAAGCAAGCGCAACTTTTAATTTTGATAGATACGTTTGTGGACCAATATCAAGTATTGATTTCTTTAACAATATCAATTTTAATAATGTAATAAATAGAACCCCTAATCCCGGAGTTAAATATAGAACTGGTCAATCACTTGGAAATGAAAGTGGAGTACGACCTGTTATAACTCAACCAGGAAACGTTAATCCAATAATAGTAAGATAAATAACTATACTGAATTTTATAGGTTATTATGCCTTTACCAACAATTGCCACACCAACTTATGAGTTGGAAATACCTTCGACAAGAAAAAAAATTACATATAGACCTTTTCTTGTAAAAGAAGAAAAAATTCTTATTATTGCTATGGAGAGTGAGGATCCAAAGCAAATAGCAAATGCAGTTAAAACCGTAATATCTAATTGTATTGTAACAAAGGGTATTAAGGTAGAAAATCTTGCGACTTTTGATATTGAATATTTGTTTTTAAATATTCGTGGAAAATCAGTTGGAGAAACTGTTGAAGTTCTTGTAACTTGCCCAGATGATGGGGAAACAAAAATTCCTATTGAAATCAACCTAGATGATATTGAAGTTAAGACTAGTAAACAGCATAGTAGAGATATTAAACTTGATGATAATCTTACTTTAAGAATGAAATATCCTTCTATGAATGAATTTATTAAGAATAATTTTATCAATATGAGTAATGTAACTATTGATGAAACTTTTGATTTAATTTGTTCTTGTGTTGAGCAGGTTTATTCCGAAGAAGAATCTTGGACTTCTTCTGATTGTAGTAAAAAAGAACTGATAGAGTTTCTTGAGCAACTCTCATCAAATCAATTTAAACAGATTGAAAAGTTTTTTGAAACTATGCCAAAACTTTCTCACACTATAAAATTTGTAAATCCAAGTACTAAAGTTGAAAATGAAGTAACTCTGGAAGGATTAACTGATTTTTTCGCATAGCAATGGCGCATGAAGATCTTGCGTCATATTATAAAGTTAATTTTGCTCTGGTTCAACATCATAAATATAGTTTGACAGAACTAGAAAATATGATACCTTGGGAAAGAGAAGTTTATCTTTCTTTTCTCCAACAATTCATAGAAGAGGAAAATCTAAAAAATAAAATAAATGGTTGAGATCTCATCACCACTTTCTAAAGAAAATAGAATCCAAATATCCGGTGCATCCTCGGGATTAAATGGTGATAGATCTCTTATTCTTTCTCAAAACCCCTTTTCGCAATATCAAACACCTAAACCAGATCCACAGACATTAGAAGTTTTAGAAGCAAATCAATCTTCTTTAAATGTCGTATCTGATGGAATTGTATCTCTTAGACAGAGAATTGATTCTCTTACAGCATCTTTGGGTGCATTATCAAATGTTATTATTAATGATAATGCACTTGAAAATTTTAGAGAAAATCAAAGAAGAGATCAAGAAAGAAGATTAGCAGAACAAGCACTCAGAGATGAATCTGAATCTGCCATAGAAAGAAAAATAGATTCTTCTTTAACTCCAACAGTTTCTAATGTTGCAGAAAAAACAACATCAGAATTAAGCTCTTTAATGGGAGTTTTTTCTAAATTATTTTTAGGTTGGTTAGGATATCAAGGAATATCTTCTTTACAATCTCTAATTACTGGAAATATTGATAGATTAAATCAAATTCGCCAAAATGTAACTGGAGATTTTTCTATAGCAGAAAACGTGTTTTTAAATCTTAGAAACGGATTTAATGACATTTCTAATACTATTTTGGGAATATCTGGAAAAATTGGCAAATCTGTTGCAGAAGGATTAATTATAAACCCATTTAAATCATTTTTTGGATTATCTGGAAATGATAAAGAAAACCAAAATCAGAACCAGAACCAAAATCAATCATCAAATAATTCTCCGAATCAAAACAATAACTCAACAACCCCTGCTTCAGAACCAGGTCCTGATCTTGTAGATAAAAGTCCAGTAAACCCACAAAGTAGTGCAATATTAGATAATCTTTTTGGTCGTTCTCCAGGAACGACGGAAGAAATGATTAGGAATCAAAATTCTCCAGATCAAATTTCTTCAAGTTTTACACCACAATCTTCAGACTTTTTATACGTTAATCAATCTTTTTCTAATAATTTTATTCCTAATAAGGATAATTTGACTGATAACCCAGAGTTTAACTCTCCAAATAAAAATATAGAAATAAAACCATTAGTTCCTTTAACTAATTCATTAGATATTTCAAGTTCAATCCAAGACAAAAACACTCCATCTACTATTTCCCAAGCACAAACTCCAATAATTAATCCCCAAAAAATACAACAACAATCCGAAAAAATTGCAGAAAGCATAACCCCAACAGAAAACCTTTCGGTCAGTTTTAGTGATCAAATAACAAATATTAATAAAGTATTTTCAGAGTCTAATACTGAAGAAAAAACATCTCTTATGAATATGTCTTCAGTATTGAACCAGACTAATGATCCAAAAGTAGAAAATTATTATTCACAATACGTTTCTGAATCACCAAAAGAAGAATTTATATTTTTAAAATCAGAAAAATCATTTGTTGAGAATATACCAAAAAGAGAGGTTTCCGTAGGTCCACTGGCAAAATCTCAACCCAATATTGTAATTGCTCCAGTTCCACAACCGCAACAAAATACTTCCTCAAATACTAGTTCTACAATTGGAAGTAATGATGTTCCTGCTATTCCTTCATCCAATTCGGATAATTTTTATATTTTGTATTCAAAAGTACATTATAACATAATATAACATGGCAACATCAAATTTAATCTATAAATCTTTTATTAATGTAAAAAATATAACTAGGGGATTCTTTTCTCTTAACGAAGGATTGAATAGAACAAATGTATATACTGCAAAGATTGGCAAAAATATAAATGAAAGATCAAATATAAAAAAACGTGCTATTGTGTCAGATTCTATATTATATAAAAGAAAAGTTGAATCTGTAAGAAGAAAAAAACAAGAAGGTATTATTGAATTATCTAAGATAGGTTCAGTTTTCAGTGCTCCATCTAGAGCATTGTCTAGTGTTGGTGAAAGTTTTACGAGTAGGATATTAAATTTTGCTGGTACAATTATGGCTGGGTGGTTAGTCTATAATTTACCTTCAATTTCTGGAATGGCACAAGAATTGGTTGCGAGAGTTTTAAAATTAACCCAAATATTGGGAAGATTTCTACCAAATAGTGGGAGAGTTTTATCTGCATTTAATGATGTTTTGAGTGCATATGCCCAAAACTTTTCATCATTTGATTTTAGGGATAGTCAAAATAGAGTTGAAGGTGCTATGAAAAACTTACAAGATTCTTTTTCTGGAATGGGAATGTCTTTTGATGAAGCATTAAAGTTAATTACAACTCCATTAATGGAACCTCTTGAAGGATCAGGAGCACCACCACTTAATACTGATTATTCTCAACCTTCTGGTCTTCCAGCATCAAATAGTCCAGAAATGTATCGTATAGCAGCAGCACTTTCTACAGAGGGATCTGGATCACAGTCTACAGTTGATATGATGCAAGTAGTTGTAAACCGAAAAGCAACTGGTAAATATGGAGCAACATATACCGAAATTCTTGCTGCTGGTGAAAGTGTAAATAGATCTCAATTTCAAGGTGTATGGAAAAGACCTGGTGGTCCAAAAGAATTTAGAAAAATTCAAACCTTAGAAGATGCTGCAAAATGGTCTGGTCAAAGTAAAGACTCTTTACTAAAAATTATTAGCGATATTCAAAATCCATCATTACAGGCAAATTCTGCAAAATTTGTTGGTGGTGCTTTAGAATTTAGAGCATCTCCTTCAAATAATCCAAATGGTCGTCTTCCGGGAACTGCTTGGCGTGGAGGACTTGGAGATAATCAATTTCTTACAGATCCAAGTAGAGGAGACCCAATCAGAACAGGTGGTCCAGCACCTTTTAACTTACCTGCTCCAGTAAAACCACCAACATCAAGACCAGAACCAACACCACCAAGAGGAACAACTCAATTAATTCCACAAACCGGACCTGGAGGATTTATTCAAGGTGGATCTGGTGCATCTGGAGAAACTACATATGCAACTCACTTTCATATCGATTTAAAAAATCCAAATTATAGTGCAGAAGGATTGGCAAGAATTCGTGAAGTTGCTTTTCAGGCAATAAAAGCGATGCACGCAAGAGGATCTACAGTGTATTTGACCAATTATAGTCAAATTAGTCCAGCAAGTAAAAATGATAGTATTTTAAGATCTCAAATTCTTCGTGACCAACAACTTCATGCACAAAGATCTAGTCCCGGAATTGATATTCAGGAACATAATCCAAATACTAAACCAACATTCCCATCTCAACCAGGATCTAAAGTAAAATTTCCATTTGCTGTTGGATCCGTTTATTGGAGAGGAGGTTATGGTAGAGAAGCAGAAATTATTGGATCTGGTGGAGTAACGGTTTCTCATGGTGCTCCAGGATCTGCTCCAAGCGAGGTTGGTCCTACACCAAAACCAACACCAGTTCAAATTCAACCTAAACCTAAACCTTCAATTTTCGATAGAATATCTCAACCTGAGGAAGCACCATCTTACGTTGTCCCATTCATATACCCGCAACAGAATTCTGAGCCTTCTTCGCCACAAGTTTTTACCCAACCTCAAACTTTTGGGATTGATAGTTCGTTAAATAGTTTTATCGATAAAAAAATACTTTTAGATTTGGCGTATACCTAATGTCAGTAAAAAAATCTATATATGAACAATTTTTTATAGAATCAAATGATCAATCTAAAACAGTTGATATTAAACAAGGTGTAGTTTCATTTGATTATTATGAAGATATTTTTTCCCCAACAATTACTGCTAAAGTTATTGTTGTAAACACTGGGAATAGTGTTCCTGGAGATAACGGAAAACTGCAATCAATCTACAATGGATTGCCTTTAAGAGGTGGTGAAAAGGTTGCCATAAAAATTGCAGGAAATTCTTCAACAAATCCCGGACTTGATTTCGCAACAAATAGTAAGGATTCGTTATACGTTTCCAGTATTTCTAATTTAGTTAGTGAAACTCAAAGAGAAAGTTTTGTTCTTAATTTAGTTTCAAAAGAAGCAATAACTAATGAATCAACGAGGATTCCTAAAAAATATTCAACTAATTCATCTATAGAAAATTCCGTTAGGTCAATTTTAAAAGATTATTTAAAAACTGACAAGATTGGAAAAATTGATAAAACTTCAAACAAATATGGTTTTATTGGTAATCTTAGAAAACCTTTTACTGTTTTAGTCTGGTTAGCATCAAAGGCAGTTCCCGATCTTTCTGGAGATTCTACTGCTGGATTTGTATTTTTTCAATCAAAAGATGGATTTCAATTTAGATCTATTGATAAATTGATTATGGAAAAATCTAAGGCAACATATACTTTTACTGAGGTCAATAAATCTAGTATTGACCGAGATAATGATTTTAATATTTTAAAATATAAAACAATTAGAAATCAAAATCTTCTAGAAAAATTAAGATTGGGAACGTATTCTAGTATGAGAATTTTTTACAATCCACTTACATTTGAATTTACTAGACCTGATAAAGGAGTTTTTAAATTAAGTGATTATTCAAGTAAAGTAAAAAATTTAGGAGACGATCTGAAGATTCCAAAAATATCAAATTCTTCAAATGTTGATTTGGGAGATATTCCAACAAGGATTATAACACAAGTTCTTGATATTGGAACTATTGAAAAAGATGTTTCAACTGATATGAATTCAGATCCTTTGAAATATCAATCTCAATCAATTATGAGATACAATATTTTATTTACTCAAACTTTAAGCATAACAATACCATCAAATACTAATTTACGTGCAGGTGATATTATTACGTGCGAATTTCCTAAAATATCATCAAACGATAAGGAATTTGACGATGATCAAAGTGGACTATATATGATAAAAGAACTTTGTCATCATTTTGATACTGAGGGATCATATACTTCTATGCAATTGGTTAGAGATACTTTTGGAAGACACGGAACAAATAATAAAGAGTAAAAACTATGCAAGACGAATCTCTAATAAAAAGTAATTTTGTTGGGAGAGATGGTTTTCGTTGGTGGATAGGGCAAATTTCTCCAGAAAAATCTCATAGTACCCAAATCAATGGTGGTGGTTGGGGAAATAGGTATAAAGTTCGTATAATGGGATATCACCCACCAAGTCTTGTTGATCTTCCAGATAAAGATTTACCTTGGGCACAGGTTCTTTTACCTCCAACTTCTGGAACTGGAGCAGGAAATTATGCAGTTGATGTAAAACTTTCTCCTGGTGACACTGTATTTGGATTTTTCTTAGATGGTGATAATGCACAACTTCCCGTAATTATGGGTGCATTTGGGAGAACTTCTAAGGTTTCAGTAAAAGATTATAAGAATCCATTTGTTCCTTTTACTGGTTATACAAATAAAATTAAGAATGATGGAAAAAATGTAGTAAAAGATCAAACTAACGAACAAAATGCAAATTCCCAAAAATCTCCTAGGCATGTCCCTAAACCATTAGCAAAAAGTTTAGGAAAGGATGAGAGAACATATTTTACTGGAATTGGAGATATTATAGTTGGACCAACAGAAAATACTTCAAAAACAATTGATAAGATTGGTGCTGAAGTAACTAATTTTTTAAATGCAGTTAGTAATGGATTATCTAAATTATCTTCATTAGTCAATATTGTAACTGATAAAATTCAATCTGTTACAACTGGTCTTGTTGGAAGTATGATTTCCAAAATTTATTACGCCTTAGCACCAGTAATTAATGCAGGTTTAAAAGCATTATATCAACTCGTATATTCTTTAGTTTTTGCTGTAACAAAACAGCATAATGTTGCACACTTGGCTGGAGTTGCTGCACAAAATGCCATGGTTGGACCTATTAATAATATTCAACAACTTTTACCATCTTTAGCAAATAATATAATTAACTCTTTAGGATCTGTAATTTCAAGTTTATTAAAATCTACTGCTAAAAATTCAAAAAAATTTAGGGGTTGTGCAGTCAATCAATTTAGCGGATCTTTAATAAATCATATTATTAAAAAAATTGATTCTGGTTTGAGTGGAGTTCTTGATGGTGCTCAAAAAGTTTTATCTTTAGTTGGTGGATTTGATCCAGCGACTTTTCTTCGTAATAGTGTTGAATCAATTTCTGGAATTGTTGCGAATGTTAGTAAAATTAATAATAGTCCCCTTGTTAGAGATTTTTCAGTTAAGGCAAATGAATGGTTAATTGGTAGAGGATCTAAAGATGCTCCTGGACCAAATTTTAAAGAAATCATGAAAAGTGTAAACGCTGATGATTTAATCGCAGCATTCGGTAATAAGAAAAAAGATGCAGAAACTGTGGCAAAGGAAATAGCATCTGCATTTGATAACTTTTCTTCTTCTGCTAAATCACCTTCATTTAAATGCTATACTGGAGAACCACTTTCTTGCAGTCCACCAAAAGTTAAAATATTTGGTAGTAGGGGTAAAGGTGCAGAGGCAGTTCCAATCATGGGAGACATAGTTGGAAAAGGAAAAAATAAAACTGGAAGTGTTATAGGTGTTAAAGTAACCAAGAAGGGAAAAAAATATGATTTTCCTCCTTTTATAGAAATATCAGATGATTGTGATCAAGGATATGGTGCTGTTGCCAGAGCAATCATCAATGATGATGGTGAACTTGAATCAATTTATATGGTTTCAGAAGGAGAGAATTATCCAATAGGAGAAACAGAACCATATTATGTCGATGATGTAGACATCATTGATCCTGGAGAAGATTATTCTCCTGGTGATTACGCGATTGATCAATACGAAAATGAGTATAAATTGGAAGTTATTGGTGGTGAGATTACTAAAGTTACTCCAATAAATATTATAACAGTAGTTGATCCAATAACTAATGTTACTCCGATTCAACCTCCTGAAACTGGAATAGGAACAAGTAGAAATGTTCAAAAAATTATTACAGTTGATGATATTCCAGAAATAACTATAATTAGTGAAACTGGATTTGGTGCTGTTCTGAGTCCAAAGTTAGAGGTTGTCCCAAGTCAAGTTGATGAGACAGGTAAATTTATAATAAATCCTGTTACGCAGATAGATTGTATTAATTAATATGGCTCAAAGATCTTTCAAAAAACAAAATTGGCAAAAAAGAAGTATAAGCACCTTTGGGCCTAATTTTAGATATGATATTTGTAACCCACAAATGGGTTTTGATGGAGTTGATGTTTATAATTTTTATGGTGTAACTGATAAAAATGAAATATGTTTAAGTGGATTAAGTGCTGGCGGTTTATCTAAAATTTATTCTGACGGATCTCTTGAAATCATTGCTGGACAAAAGAACAAATCTACTGGTGTTGATATAGTTATAACCGGAAAAAATGGAGATGTTTGGATAACTGCTGAAAAAAATGGAGAAGTTAGAATAAGAGGAAAAAATATAATATTAGATGCAGATGAAAATTTAGAACTAAGTGCAGGTAAAGATATTAATATAAAGGCAAGTGCAGGTAGAATTTTATTAAAAGCAACCGAAGCCTCTGTTGACGCTCTTCTTGGAAATCTACCACCATTACCAATGACTTTTGGTGGAATTTGTTTTGAAGGTACCTATGTTGGTACTGATGTTTTAACCAATACATTTACGGGTATTTTCTAAAATGTCGGGGAATACTAATTATTCAAGTTTACAGCAGTTTTATAATGATCATGCCACATTTTATGCTGGCATTACAGTTTATGGTGACATAAAAACTGATAGTTCAATTGGACAGGTTGTAAAAACTGCAGAAGAATGGACTCTTGAAAATCCTCTTTTAAAAAAAGGTGTTATTGGAATTGAATCTGATACTCGTAGATTTAAATTTGGCGATGGAGAAACATACTGGAATGATCTTTTATATGCCTCTGCTCAAGGTTCTGTAGGTATTCAAGGTCTTCAAGGTCTTAGCAATCAAGGTACTCAAGGACTTCAAGGTACTCAAGGTGATCAAGGAATACAAGGTGCATTAAGCAACTTTCAGGGAACTCAGGGATCTCTTAGTAACTTTCAAGGAACTCAAGGTACTCAAGGTGATCAGGGTACTCAAGGTCTTCAAGGTAATCAGGGTGCATTAAGTAACTTCCAAGGAACTCAAGGTCTTCAGGGCGATCAGGGTACTCAAGGTGATCAAGGTACCCAAGGTGATCAAGGTACACAAGGAACCCAAGGAACCCAAGGTACTCAAGGAACACAAGGTTATCAAGGAACTCAAGGTACTCAAGGAGACCAAGGTACTCAGGGAACTCAAGGAACCCAAGGTTATCAAGGTACTCAAGGACTGCAGGGTGATCAAGGTATTCAAGGCACTCAAGGACTTCAGGGTATTCAAGGTGATCAGGGTACTCAGGGTGATCAGGGTACTCAAGGAGTTCAGGGTGATCAGGGTACTCAAGGTACTCAGGGTGATCAAGGTACTCAGGGTACTCAAGGTACTCAGGGTACTCAAGGTGATCAAGGTACTCAGGGTACTCAGGGTACTCAGGGATATCAAGGCACTCAGGGTTTACAAGGCACTCAAGGTTTACAGGGTGATCAAGGTATTCAAGGTACTCAAGGTCTTCAGGGAACTCAAGGTGATCAGGGTACTCAAGGTACTCAAGGTGATCAGGGTACTCAAGGTACTCAAGGTGATCAGGGTACTCAAGGTACTCAAGGTGATCAGGGTATTCAAGGTACCCAAGGTCTTCAAGGTGATCAGGGTACTCAGGGAGATCAGGGAACTCAAGGTACTCAAGGTGATCAGGGCACTCAAGGTACTCAAGGTGATCAGGGCACTCAAGGTACTCAAGGTGATCAGGGCACTCAAGGTACTCAAGGTGATCAGGGCACACAAGGTACTCAAGGTACTCAAGGTACTCAAGGTTATCAGGGTACCCAAGGTGATCAGGGTACTCAAGGTACTCAAGGTGATCAGGGTACTCAAGGTACTCAAGGTGATCAGGGTACTCAAGGTACTCAAGGTACTCAAGGTAGGCAGGGAACTCAAGGAACTCAAGGTCTTCAAGGTACTCAGGGAACTCAGGGAACTCAAGGTGATCAGGGAACTCAAGGAACCCAGGGTACTCAAGGTGATCAGGGTACTCAAGGTACTCAAGGTGATCAGGGTACTCAAGGTACTCAAGGTGATCAGGGTACTCAAGGAACCCAAGGCACTCAAGGAACCCAAGGTTATCAAGGTACTCAGGGTACTCAGGGTACTCAGGGTGATCAGGGTACTCAGGGTCTTCAAGGTGACCAAGGTGTTCAGGGAACACAAGGTGATCAGGGCACACAAGGAACCCAGGGTCTTCAGGGTGATCAAGGAATTCAAGGTTCTCAAGGTTCTCAAGGTACTCAGGGTACACAAGGTACTCAAGGTACTCAAGGTGATCAGGGCACTCAAGGTACTCAAGGTGATCAGGGTACACAAGGTGATCAGGGCACACAAGGAACCCAGGGTCTTCAAGGTGACCAAGGTACTCAGGGAATCCAAGGAACTCAAGGTGACCAAGGTACTCAGGGTACTCAGGGTGATCAGGGTGCTCAAGGAACTCAGGGCACTCAGGGGGAGCAAGGTGTTCAAGGTTCTCAAGGAACTCAAGGAACTCAGGGAACTCAGGGAAGACAAGGATCTCAGGGAACTCAGGGAAAGCAAGGAACTCAAGGTTCTCAAGGAACTCAAGGAACTCAAGGAACCCAAGGTTTACAAGGTAGACAAGGAACTCAAGGACTTCAGGGTACTCAAGGTGATCAGGGTACTCAAGGTACTCAAGGTGATCAGGGCGTTCAGGGTACTCAAGGTGATCAGGGCACTCAAGGTACTCAAGGTGATCAGGGCACTCAAGGTACTCAAGGTGATCAAGGAGCGCAGGGTACTCAAGGTGATCAGGGTACTCAAGGTGTTCAGGGTCTTCAAGGTGATCAAGGTACTCAGGGATCTCAAGGTACTCAGGGATCTCAAGGAACCCAAGGAAAACAGGGAACACAAGGAAATCAAAGTACTCAAGGCACCCAAGGCACCCAAGGAAGACAAGGCACTCAGGGTACTCAAGGTACTCAAGGTACTCAGGGGAGGCAAGGAACTCAAGGAACTCAGGGTACTCAAGGTAGACAAGGTACTCAAGGTTCTCAAGGAACTCAAGGAACTCAAGGGAGGCAAGGAACTCAAGGTACACAAGGTGATCAGGGTACTCAGGGTGAACAGGGAACCCAAGGATCGCAGGGAAATCAAGGAACTCAAGGAACTCAAGGTGATCAGGGCGTTCAGGGTACTCAAGGTGATCAGGGCACTCAGGGTACACAAGGAAATCAAGGTGCCCAAGGATTGCAGGGATTACAAGGATTACAAGGATTACAAGGATCTGCAATATTTGATGTAGTTGATGACAATACAACAAATCTTACAAGATATGTTAGTTTTATTGAAGATCCAACGATAACTCCTCTATCAACTGTTTTTGCATCTTCAGAAAAACTTTCTTATATTCCAGGAACAGGATCTATCGGAATCAATACAAATGTAATAACTGATAATTTAACTGTAAGAGGAACAGCAAGAGCAACTGAATTTTATGGTGGAGGTGTAAATCTTGTAGGCATTGTTACACAACTTGTTCCTGGTATAGGTATTGATTTAACTGCAACTCAAGATCCAGGAAAAGGTGTAGTAAAAATTGACGCATATAGACCTATTGGAAAAACGATTTACGTATCTCAAAATGGTGATGATAATAATACAGGTTTATCAGAAAACTATCCCAAGAGAACTATTAAATCTGCCGCATCAGTAGCACTTACTGGAGACACTATAAAAGTATTTCCTGGAGTTTATGTTGAAGAAAATCCAATTATCTTGGCAAAAACAGTATCTGTTGAGGGTACGGAACTTCGCAATTGTGTAGTTACTCCAAAATTCCCTGACAGAGACTTATTTTATGTTAATAATGGATGCCATGTAACTGATGTAAGTTTTATAGGACAGAATTCTACAAATGGTGCTGCAATAATTGCTCTTCAACCTTTACTAGGAGTAACAACGGATAGATTCTTTGATGCTGCTAGAATGATTCGTTTTAATCTAGATTATATTGCAAAAGAATCTGTTGGATTCCTTACAAGTGGTTTTAGTGGGTTTGCGGGAAATCACAGAGAGCAGGATGCTGCAAAATTAATTGATTCTAATTTAGATTATATTGCCGCCGAGGCAGTTGGTTTTCTAACATCGCCATCCGGATATAATTTCACACTTGGAATAAGCAGTTATATTAATTGCAAAGAAGACGTTGTCAGCATTATGCAGGCAGTATCTTATGACCTAAAAGCAAACAGTAATCGCAAATCAATTGGTGCGGGTTATTCATATTTTAATACTTCTGGTGGATTAATCCATATTACTGGTGTTGGTGTTTCTCAAGCAACTGTTGCTGCATTAGATTATGCTGCAGGAATTGCAACTCATGTGATTAACAATTTAACTCCTCCCATTTCTTATCAAGGAGTTGGAAATAGTGTAACGCAAATTAAAAACCTATCAGTTATTGCTGTTGAAGGTGGGTGTGTTGGTGTTGGAACTACAGTTCGACAATTAGTTGGAATTGTTACTAATATGATTGGTGCTGGAACAACATCAAATGCCCCACAAATTAGATTTGGAGTGACATTAGAAAGTAATGACTGTGCGGATGATATTAAGGATATTTGGAAATGTATTATTCATGATATTACAAGAGGTGGAAATTCTAGATGTGTTGATGCAGGTAAGGCATACTATGATGATAATTGGAATTTAAAAACTGGAATTCTAAAAAATCCAGGAGAAGTTAATCAAACTATATCAACTCTAGATTATTCATTTAATGTTGCAAGAGCAGTTATTAATAATTGTTCATGGGGTGGATATCCAGTTGGTCTAGGAACTGTAGTAACAAATGCGATTTATGATGGTATAACAGGAATTACTACAGTTACTGCAGTTAATCATGGTTTAACTAGAAATGATCCTGTTAAAGTTCAGGGATTAACTTATTCATGCGATTCAGGATCTGCTGGTTTCCCCGTTGGTGTCGTAACTGCCTCTTATGACAGATTGACTGGAATTTCAACAATAGAAACTTCAACATCGTTAAAGATTATATCCGGAGATAGAGTAAAAATAGAAAATCTTATATTTGAATGTGATAGTGGAGGTGGTCCTTCAACGGCATCATATCCTTCGGGGAATCTTGGATATGAATTTACAGTTCAGGATGTTCTTGATTCTAAAACATTTGTTGTTAATGTGGGAAAATCTACTTTAGATCATTCTTACCAATATGGTGGTAATATATCCAAACTTTATACACCCGTGTTTGGAATTTCAACTGCATCTTATGATCGTATAAGTGGAATTACAACCATTACCGCCGTTGGGTTGGGAACAACTACTGGAGCACATTTATATATTGAGCCAGGTAAAAAAGTTAAAATAGAAAATCTTGTTTGGGAATGTAATAGTGGTGGTGGTCCATCTACAGCATATTATCCATCAGGAAATCTTGGATATGAATTTAAGGTAATTGCAACCGCAGATAATCGTTATATAGATGCTGCTAATTTAATTCAAAAGAATAGAATTGAAATTATTGACAAATCTCTTGCAGCAATTGCGATTGGTCATTCGGATTTTTACTTCCCGAATGATGTTCAAACTACAAGATTCTCAAGATTTAAAGATTCTTATAGATTGATCCAGCAAAATAGAACTGAAATTGTTGATAGTTCTTGGAATGCTACGGTTGTTGCATATCCAGGAATTTCTACAACTCAAACAAAGTGTAAGAGAGATATTGGATACTTTATTGATGCAGTTTCTATAGATATCTTTACTGGAGGAAATTCATATTCTATTGAATTTGTAAAACAATACTTTAATAATGGAGCACCAATTTCTAATGGATTGGTTGGTGAAGAAACAGAATCTGTTTATGCTTTTAATCAGGCAAGAAACTTAATGAAGCAGGCAATTACAAATCAACTTACTGTCAAGGACTTAACAATTACTGCAGATCCTGCAACTGGAATTAACACTTCACCATCCTCCTGCGCAAATGTTCAAAATACATTAGATACTTTAACATCAATTATCACGTCTGTTGTTTCTGCAGGATCACTTTCTTCTCTTAATACTATCAGAATTAATTCTGGAATCTTTGTAACTGGTGAGAATAAGTGTCGTAGAGATATTGGTTATATTGTTGATGCTTTGATAAAAGATATAAAATATGGAACTAATAAGTACATTCGTGAAGCAATTAGAGCATATTTTAATAAAAATGGAGATCCAATCTCCAATGGTTTAGTTGGTGAAGAGGCAGAGAGTATAACTGCATTTAATGTAGTTCGTGATTATGCCAAGAAGGCAATTACAAATCAATTAAATGTTAAAGATTTATCAATTATTGCAGATCCAGTTACAGGTTTTAATACTGATCCGAGTTCCTGTGCGGATGTCCAATCAAATATTGATAATTTAATTGCAATACTTACATCTGTGGTTTCTGATGGAAACTTAAATTCTTATCCAGCACTTTATACTTCAAATAAAGTTGTGTTAAATGTTGGTTCTTCAACTTTAGATCATGATTATGTAACTGGAGGATCGCTAACTGCAAACTATACAACTACAACTTATCCAGATGGAACATTTAATTACATATTCCCAGTCAAATCTGTAGTTGGACCAAATACATTTGAATTCGTTGCTGGAAAAACAGTTCTTCCTCACACATATGTTTCTGGAGGAACTATTCAAAAGTATACAAATTTCCAAAATAGTGTCACTCAGGTTAAAGATCTTTCTATTCAGATAGATCCAGAAACTGGATATAATAATGTAATCAATTCTTGTGTTGATGTTACATCTGCTATGAAATCATGTGTAGGTGTTGTGACATCAGTTGTTGGATTTGGTTCAACTTCATTCTCATATGTTGGATTTAATACAACATATCCAGGAAATCGTGGTAAAGGATTTGAAACTCTTACTGGTATTACTAGTGCAGTTTATGAAGAGACTTCTGGAAAAACAACATTAATAGCTCCCGGATTGCAAGTTAAAGTTGGTGACAGAATAGAAATTAGAGATTTAGTTTTCTCTTGTTCATCTGGAGGTCCTACAACTCAACAAAAATTCCCATCAGGTTATTATGGATATGAATTTTATGTTTCTAAAATAAATCCAGATGATTCGTTTGATGTTTATACTGGAGTTTCTACCATACCACACACATATGTTTCTGGTGGATATGTTATTGATAGGACAATTAATGTTACCGAAGCAAAATATGATAATTCAACTGGAATAACAACGATTGTTTCCCCAGGTTCTTCAGTAAGAAAAGGAGACTTTGTAACTCTAAGGAACTTAGAATTTGCATGTCTTAGTGGTGCAGGAACAACAACATTATTCCCATCAGGAAATAGAGGATATGATTTTGAGGTTTTATCAGTTTCTGACAGTGGAGATACTTTTGTTGTAAATGTTGGAAAATCGACCATACCACATTATTATATTACTGGTGGTGTAGTTCTTCCCCCATATTCAAGAGGTGTGGGACCAATTACTCAGGGGCCCTACATTAGGAATGCTACAAACTTCATTGGGGATAGTATTGGAATGAAGGTTGATGGATTTAATGCAGAACCAGGAGATCAGGATGATATTGGTGTAACTGGTACAATGAGTGTTGACTCTTATACGCAATATAATCAAGGTGGTATTGGAGTTTCTATTACAAATGGTGCATATTCACAATTAGTTTCTATTTTCACAATCTGTGATGATATTGGAATATTTACAAAATCGGGTGGTCAGTGTGATATTACAAACTCTAACGCATCATTTGGTAATTATGGTCTAGTTTCTGATGGTGTTGGGGATAATACGTCCAAGTCAATCTATAGGTATACTGGAGAAGTTGTAACTGATGCCGAAATAGAAACATCAATTATTACTGTTTCTGGTGTTGGTGATTATAGACCTTATGATGGACAGGCAATTTATTTTGATAGATTGTATTATTTTGTTGATACTATCAAAATATTAGATGGTGGAAGTGGATATTCTCAAAGTAATCCACCCGTAATTACATTTGACTTCCCAAGTGGACCAAATGGAATTAGGGCAGAAGGATCTCCAAATATTGAAAATGGTAAAATAGTTTCTATTGATGTTATTAGTAGTGGAACTCAATATGAAGACCCTCCTAACATACAAATTACTGGAGGTGGAGGTTCTGGTGCATCTGCAGCACCAGTCATGTACCCAATATACTATGGCATTGAAAGTGCATCGTTGCCAGAAAATGGAATTTCTACAATTATCCTAACACAAAATCTAAATAATAATATTGGTACTGGAACGACAGTTTATTTCTCCAGAATTAGTTTACAAATTGCAACATCAATTTCATTGGAATGGGTTGGAGCTGGAACAAATATCTTTACAGCAAAACCAGCTTTAGGTGGAGTTTCAATTCAGGCAAATGAAGTTGATAAACGTAATGGTGGTCAGGTTGTTTATACCAGTACAAACCAAGCAGGAAACTTCCAAATTGGAGATGATGTTGTAATCAATCAATTAACCGGAACAATCACCGGAAGAGCATTTAGTCAAAGTCTGTTAAATACAGTAACTCCTTTAATTATAGCATTAGGTAAGTAATAATGGCAGCAATCGCTCTTAATAAGTTTAGAACAATACGTGTAGGTATAACAACAAATTTTGTTGGAATATATACCTGTCCGATTGGGGTTGCTTCAATTGTTGTACTTTGTCAAGTTTCTAATATTACTACTGGGTCATCATTTTCTAGAGTAACCGCATTACATTCTCGCCAAACAGAAACTCCATCAGATTATCGTTTTGCAAGTAATATTAAAATACCCCCAAATGATGGAATGAATTTAGTTTCTGATGGAAGATTGGTTCTTGAAACTAATGATGTTATTAAAATACAAGCAAGTGATAATGATTCATTAGAGTTAGTTTTAAGCGTTTTAGAGACTGCAAAACAATAATAAAATATGGCAAGATTTTTAAGCGGCAGAGAAAATTTAAAAGAATATTCTGGATTAAGTAGTGATAGACACCTTTACTTAAGTTTAGATGAAGCTGAGCCTAATTTGGGGTTTCCTGGAGAAAGACCACTTGCTGCCGCTAACAAATACTTTACTCTTGTTACAGTTGAAAATGGAACTACTTATGATAGATATTGGGTAGAATCGGCTCCTTCTGAATTAACTTCTGGCATCAGTATTTTTGATGAAGGTATTTTAGTAGGAACTGCGAATAGTGTTTCAAAATTAAATTTCGTTGGTAGAGGAGTTACAGCTACTGCTTCAGGATCTATTTCAACAATAACAGTTGATACCCCGACTGTTACTATTTCAGATAATCCACCTATTGATCCTTTTGCTGGAGATCTTTGGTGGGATAGCAGTGTTGGGGATCTTAGAATTTTTTATCAAGATCAAGATTCTTCACAATGGGTTGATGCTAATGGAGGTTCGGCAATTAATCCATGGATAGTTGATTATTCTTATTCAGGAATTCATACTTTAGGGAATGTTGGAATAGGTACAACAAATGATAATGTATATTTAACTGTTGGTCCTATTGGATATTCTCAAACATCTTTAGTTTTAAATGGAGATTTTAATTGTAATGGAAATCTTTTAATTGATACAACAAAATCTTTACATTTAGGTATTAATACATTTTATAAAGGATTAAGTCCAGGTTTTGATGGAGGTGTTGATTTATATTTTGGTCCTACTGGAATAGGAAGCACATCTGATAGGCAATATAGATTTGCTTGGCAAAGTGATAGGAATTTAGTTTTATATGATGATGCAACTGCTATATGGAATGCAGGAACTCAAACTTCTGACGAAAATCTGAAGGATAATATTAGAACAACAGAGATAAATTCATTAAATATTTTAAATCACATTAATGTTGTTGATTTTGAATGGAAGTTAAATAGTGAATTATATGATGGTGGAATAACTCATACTGGATTCTTGGCACAAAATGTTGAAGATAAACTTCCTAATGCAGTAAAAGAATTTTCTGGAACTAAATTGCTACATAAGGAAGAATTAATCCCGGTTCTGTGGAAAGCACTTCAAGAAGCTTTTGAAAGAATAGAAAGTTTGGAAAATAAGATAAAAATTTTTGAGGAAAAATAAATAATATGAATATGAATAATAATTTTAATAATATATCTTAAATAATGTCAATACTTAATTTTCCGGCAAACCCACTTATTAATGAAGTTTATGCTTACGGTGGAAGTAAGTGGAGATGGAATGGAAATTCTTGGGTAAGATTGCCAGATCCAGGCGCTCAAGGAAGTCAAGGTTCTCAAGGAGTTCAAGGTACTCAAGGATTAAGTAATCAAGGTGTTCAGGGTACTCAAGGACTTCAGGGATCTCAAGGTCTTCAGGGAACACAATCTACTCAAGGAACGCAAGGTTTATCTGGAAGTGCTCAGGGAACACAAGGTTCTCAAGGTCTTCAAGGATCTCAAGGAAGGCAAGGTGCTCAAGGAAGAGCACATCAAGGAACTCAAGGATCACAAGGTCTTCAGGGTACTCAAGGTACTCAAGGTACCCAAGGTATAGGTGCTCAAGGAATTCAAGGAACTCAAGGTCTTCAAGGTGATCAGGGAACTCAAGGAACTCAAGGAACTCAAGGATTTCAAGGATCTCAAGGATCTCAAGGATCTCAAGGAACACAAGGTCTTCAGGGAAGACAAGGAACACAAGGATCTCAAGGATCTCAAGGATCTCAAGGTTTTCAGGGAACTCAAGGAACTCAAGGTAGACAAGGAACTCAAGGAACTCAAGGTGATCAGGGAACTCAGGGTGATCAGGGTACTCAGGGTACTCAAGGTTTATCTGGAGATCAGGGTACTCAAGGTACTCAAGGTGATCAGGGTACACAAGGTGATCAGGGAACTCAAGGTACTCAAGGTGATCAGGGAACTCAAGGTACTCAAGGTGATCAGGGTACACAAGGAGTGCAAGGTGATCAGGGTACTCAGGGTACTCAAGGAGTTCAAGGTCTTGGAAATCAAGGAGCTCAATCTACTCAAGGCACCCAAGGCACCCAAGGCACCCAAGGAACTCAAGGACTTCAAGGAAGGCAAGGGACTCAAGGTAGATTAGGTCTTCAAGGATCTCAATCTACTCAAGGAACTCAAGGAACTCAAGGACTTCAAGGAAGGCAAGGAACTCAAGGTACACAAGGAACTCAAGGTACTCAAGGTACTCAGGGATTTTCTGGTTCTGTCGGACTTCAAGGAGATCAGGGAGTACAAGGTGATCAAGGCACACAAGGTACTCAAGGTGATCAGGGTACTCAGGGTACTCAAGGTGATCAGGGTACTCAGGGTGCTCAAGGTGATCAGGGTATTCAAGGTACTCAAGGTGATCAGGGTACTCAGGGTACTCAAGGTTTACAAGGTAGACAAGGAACACAAGGTAGGCAAGGTACTCAAGGTGATCAGGGTACTCAGGGTACTCAAGGTTTACAAGGTAGACAAGGAACACAAGGTACTCAGGGAACTCAGGGAACTCAGGGAAGGCAAGGAACTCAAGGAACTCAAGGACTTCAAGGTAGACAAGGATCACAAGGTCTTCAAGGAACTCAAGGATTAGGTAATCAAGGATCTCAAGGCACTCAAGGATCTCAAGGTCTTCAGGGTAATCAAGGAACTCAAGGCACTCAAGGAACTCAAGGATTTCAAGGCACTCAAGGACTTCAGGGATCTCAAGGTACTCAGGGAAGACAAGGATCTCAGGGAACTCAAGGATTCCAAGGATCTCAAGGACTTCAAGGTAATCAAGGAACCCAAGGTACTCAAGGACTTCAAGGTACACAAGGACTCCAAGGTACTCAAGGAACACAAGGAAGACAAGGTACGCAGGGAACACAAGGAAGACAAGGTACACAAGGTGGCCAAGGGACTCAGGGTACTCAAGGACTTCAGGGATCTCAAGGTACTCAGGGAGATCAAGGTGCGCAAGGTACTCAAGGTGATCAAGGTACACAAGGAACACAAGGTCTTCAAGGAAGACAAGGATCTCAAGGTACTCAAGGAAGACAAGGAACACAAGGACTTCAGGGATCTCAAGGTACTCAAGGAAGACAGGGAACTCAAGGACTTCAGGGTGTTCAAGGTAGGTCACAACAAGGAACACAAGGTCTTCAAGGAACACAAGGAAGGCAAGGACTTCAAGGTGCTCAAGGTAGAGCACATCAAGGTACTCAAGGTCTTCAGGGGACACAAGGAAGGCAAGGTACTCAAGGACTTCAAGGTGCTCAAGGTAGAGCACATCAAGGTACTCAAGGTCTTCAGGGGACACAAGGAAGGCAAGGTACTCAAGGACTTCAAGGTGCTCAGGGTAGAGCACATCAAGGTACTCAAGGATCTCAAGGTCTTCAAGGATCTCAAGGAAGACAGGGAACACAAGGTAGAGCACATCAAGGTACTCAAGGATCTCAAGGGAGGCAAGGTACTCAAGGATCTCAAGGGAGGCAAGGTACTCAAGGAATTCAAGGTCCTCTGAGTAATAATCAAGGAACTCAAGGATCTCAAGGAAGACAAGGTGTTCAAGGATTAAGTAACCAAGGAACTCAAGGAAGGCAAGGTACTCAAGGTCCTCAAGGAACTCAAGGAAGGCAAGGAACTCAAGGAACTCAAGGAATTCAAGGTCCTTTAAGTAACAACCAAGGAACTCAAGGATCTCAAGGAAGACAAGGTGTTCAAGGATTAAGTAACCAAGGAACTCAAGGATCTCAAGGTATTTTTGGTAGACAGGGATCTCAAGGATCAATAGGAATTCAAGGAAGACAAGGTTCCCAAGGAACTTTAAGCAATTTCCAAGGTACTCAAGGACGTCAAGGTATTCAAGGTAGAGCAAATCAAGGTACTCAAGGTACTCAAGGTCCTCTTAGTAATAATCAAGGTACTCAAGGTACTCAAGGAAGACAAGGAACTCAAGGAACTCAAGGAATTCAAGGTCCCCTTAGCAATAACCAAGGCACTCAAGGAACCCAAGGTAGACAAGGTACTCAGGGTGTTCAGGGTACTCAAGGTTTAAGTAATCAAGGAACCCAAGGTTTAGGGGGTGCTGCATCTTCACCCATACCAATTGGTACTGTTATATGGTATACGAAAAACACAGCACCAACAGATTTTCTATATTGTAATGGTGCTGTAGTTAGTAGAACAATTTATGCTTTATTATTTAATGTAATTGGAACTACTTTTGGTGCAGGAGATGGTTCAACCACATTTGGTATACCAGATCTAAGAGGAAGATTTATTCGTGGTTGGGACAATACTACTTCTGGTGGATTAAACTCTGGAAGAGTATTTGGATCTCAACAAGGAACAAGAAACTTATCCCATTCACATCCAGGAAGTTCTGTTAGTAATCATAGTCACCCATTTAATGCTGGAACTCATAGTCATCCTGTTGGCAATTATGCTGCTGCTTCTCAAACTGCTCCTGGAAGCGCACCTCATGGACATGGAGGAACTGCTAATAGTAATGGGGGACATGATCATAGTTATGATAGAACTAATACTAATGATGGTCCAACTCAACCTGGTGGGGGCAGAAGTAACAGAGGGCAGAGTAATGCCAGAACAAGCAATAATGGTGCCCACACTCATCCAATTACTGTTAATCCCGATGCTGCATCACATAGTCATCCACATGGTCATCCAATTAGTGGTTCTTCTGGTACTGCACCGATTAGTGGAGTTACGCAAAATCCATCATCAAATACAGTTACAATATCTCAAGATCCAGCAACCACGACTGATCCACCAAATGAATCCAGACCACATAATATTGCACTTTTACCCTGCATTAAGTTCCAGTAGAATATATATTGTATATTAAAAAAATAAAAATGAAGGAATATAATTATCATCCCCAATATAAGTATTATGTTTCGGAAGGAATTGCTTTAGAATCTCCCCTAGAACCAGGTGAATATTTAATTTCTGCATTTGCAACTTCCACCTCCCCCCCAGACGTTGGAAATGATCAAATTCAAATCTTCAATACAATAAGTAAGATTTGGGAAGTGTGGGAAGATTTGAGAGGAACTTATTATAATGTTTTTAGTGGAGTTTCTTTTTATAATGAAAATCCTTTAGAAAAACCAGATAATCATACTAAAATTAAACCACCATTAGATTATAATCAGAATAATTATAAATGGAACTCTGAGTATGACTTTTGGGAAAGAATAGATCCTGTCTATCATGTAACAGAAAGCCAAGTAAAATCTTTACCAATAGAAGAAAAATTAAAAAAATTAAATATTTCGGTAGATCAATTAAAAGATGTATTGGAAATTAATAGTCATTCTGATGATATAAAAAATATTTCAAATGTTCTTGAAGTCGTGAATTTACCAATAGAAGAGAAATTTGATTTTCTCAATATAAGTCAAGATCAAATAAAAAATCTTTTAGGAATTTCGGAAATTATAGATTCTTCATTAGAAGGTAAACTAAATTTATTGAATATTAGTATTGAAGATCTTAAAAACATCTTACAAATTACAAAATTACTAGCGGTAGTTGAAGAATGTAAATTAGAGCAAACTTTACTTTTACGTAAATTATCTTATTTTAGCAACATTTTTGAAGAACATTTTTCATTATCAAACTCCTCACAACACATAAATCCTATAAATTTATTTAATATTTCAATTCTTAGACCTTATGAAATTATTCAAACATCCGAAAAATTTGAATCTGATGACTTAATTTTAGATTCTTCCTTTATTGGAATATGTATGGATACTGGAGAAAGAAAATTTGGAAATGGAATTGACTCTTGGAATAATCTTCCAAGTATTCCACCATCTCAGAGATATAGATTTTCAAGAACTTTAGAAAAATGGCAAAATGAAAATCCTATTCCAGCAAATGATATTGAATGCTATGAATCTGATACTGGAAATCTTAAGATTGGAAACGGATTCTTAACCTGGGACAAATTGCCTTATGAGGGGGCTTGACACATCGCCCAAGACTCCCTATAGTATGTGGGTAATCAAGAAAACCGCCGAATGAGTTCCACGCAAGAATGTGTACAGGGCATCGTAATTGATGTTTGTGCCCGAACTTTTCTTCTTTTGAGTGATCAAGGTGGTGAACGCCTGGTTGAATGTGATACAATTCAAGAATTTATGAACGTACTTGAAGTTGTAACCGCTAATCTTGATCAAGAACAGATTAAATACGCAGACCTCGCCATCTATGAAAACACTAACGATTGAAGAACTTCAAAAAAACTTTGAAGAATATCTTGATAGGGTAGAGACGGGTGAGTCTTTTCTTATCAAGAGTAAACATGGGAACATGGTGCTAATTCCTTATCAGGAATATGAAGAAGTTGACGATCTTATCCGAATACACACGGATCACGAAGAGGGTAGTTGACAAAGAGTTCCAGATCCTCTATAATTGATCTGGTTTTATGGGACTGTCGCCTATTGGTTAAGGCCCACTGCTTATAACGGTGTGAACGGAGTTCAATTCTCAGCAGTCCTACCTTGCTCCTTTAGCAATCTGGTGAATGCAGCGAACTCATAATTCGCCTGAGGCGTGTTCGATCCACGCAAGGAGCATAAAATAAATATAAGATATGGGAAAATCCCTATGTCTTATCGTATTGATCACGCATACTGCTGGTACAATAATGGCAGTATGATTGTGAAGATGTATTTTATCAATCACGTACCTTTTACGTTTGATGAATTACCAGATGGTCATTTGTATGATGTAGATCTTTGTGGGGCAGCAGACAAAGAAAGAACATTTGAACCAGAAGACTTATATAAGTCTTCATTTTATCTTATAGATGAAGAGGCACATCCATGCTTGTTTCCAGTTGATTTAGAAAATCCAGAAGACATGCCAGAAGAGGTTGAATTTGATTATGATGGAGAAGATCTGACTTCATAAATAAAGGATAGAAGAAGTTCCTGGTGCGGAAAATTGCCATTAAATAAATTAGAAAATTTTATTAAGAATACAGAAGGACGTATTCTTTATGTCAATCCAAACGATCTAGATGCGACTGATAGTGTTGAAAATCAAGGTAACTCATTAACTAAACCATTTAAAACTATTCAAAGAGCACTTCTTGAATCTGCAAGATTTTCATATTTAAGAGGTAATGATAACGATATAACAGAAAAAACAACAATTCTTCTGTTTCCTGGAGAATATATTGTAGACAATAGACCAGGGTATGGAATTAGAGAATCAAATAATGCACCAAGAGCAGTTTCTCCTGCTGGAGTAGAATCAGAAGCAATTGCAGAATTTGATCTCAATTTAAATTCTAATTTTGATATTACTCAACCAGATAATATTCTCTATAAATTTAATAGCATTTATGGTGGAGTAATTGTTCCTAGAGGAACATCTATTGTTGGTCTTGATTTAAGAAAAACTAAAATAAGACCAAAATACGTTCCAAACCCTACTGATATTAATGTAAGGAATAGTTCTATTTTCAGAATAACTGGCGCATGTTATTTTTGGCAACTTTCCGTTTTTGATGGTAATGAACTAGAAAATGTCTATACAGATCCTGTAGATTTTTCAATTAACAATAGATCGAAACCCACATTTTCACACCATAAACTAACAGTATTTGAATATGCTGATGGAGTTAACATTCCATCTCAATTTGATTTTACTGATTTGGATATGTATTATTATAAACTCACTAGAGCATATAATAATGCATCAGGAAGAAATGTAGATCAAAAATATCCAGATGAACCAGGAGGTTTAGCAAAACAAAGACCAGAATGGGAAATCGTTGGAGCTTTTGCAACAGATCCAATAAACATCAGTTCTATAATTTCTGGAGATGGTGCAACTCCAGGATCTATCATTACTGTAACAACAAGTTTTCCACACGGTTTAACATCAAATACTCCTGTTAAAATAAGAGGAGTAAATGTTGACGATTACAATATATCAACAAAAGTTCAAACTGTTCTTAGTGAAACAACATTTACATATCTTTTACCCTTTGTAAGGGATAACCTTCCTGCAGGTTCTGCTGCTGGATTAAGTGCTTCTGCAGCAACTGTTACTATTGAAACTGATACAGTTTCTGGAGCTTCTCCTTACATCTTTAACATCTCCTTACGTTCAGTATGGGGTATGAATGGAATGCACGCAGATGGATCTAAGGCATCTGGATTCCGTTCTATGGTTGTTGCTCAATTTACTGGAGTTTCACTTCAAAAAGACGATAGAGCATTTGTAAAATATAATCCTCAAAGTAGAACCTATGATGGTATTAATATTACCAAGGTAACTGGTTCTTTATTGTCATCTGGATCAGCATCAACAAATGTTTCAACGGTTTATCACCTTGATTCTGGCGCAGTTTACAGAAGAGGATGGCAACCATCTCACATTACAATTAGTAATGATGCATTTATCCAGGTTGTATCAGTGTTTGCGATTGGTTTCTACAAACACTTTGATTCTAGAACAGGTGGAGATGGAAGTATTACAAACTCCAACTCTAACTTTGGTCAACACTCTTTGGGGTGTGATGGATTTAAACAGGAAAGTTTTGATAAAGATGATAAAGCATTTATAACTTCAATTGTTACTCCAAGATCAATTATTACGGAAGAAACTGACATTGACTGGATTTCTTTGGATGTTAATAAAACAAAAACTGTAGGTATTTCTAGTCATCTTTACTTATTTGGTTTTGATAAGCAAGATGATATCCCTCCCATTATCACTCAAGGTTATAGAATAGGTGCAAGAAGATATGATGAATTATATGTTGATGTAGATATTGACGAGAATACAACTAATACTTATTCAGCATCAATCTTAATGGTTGATAGGGTTACTTCTAATATTTCCTTTGGAACAGATAGTTCTGAAAAATCATATATTGCACTTGCTCCAAACAGTCAATCCGTAATTGATATTGGACAAAATAATATTAAAAATGGTGAAAAAATTAGAATCATCAGTGAATCTGGAGATCTCCCAGAAAACATTACAAATAATAAAATTTATTATGCAATTACAAACGAATCAAATGCAACTAGAAGTGATGGCATAACACTTACAAGTGATCAAATACAAATTGCATCTTCAAAAACTAATGCAGATACTGCAACTCCACAGTATCTAAAAATTTATGGTGGAGTTCAACTAAAAATATTAAGTGTAGTATCCGATAAAAATGCGGGTGAAATAGGATCCCCAATTCAATGGGATTCGGCAAATTCAAATTGGTATATTCATGTTAATACTGGTAATGAAATTTACGATGCTTTAACAACTTTAAGTGTAGAAATTTTAGGAGAAAGAACCGATGTCTCTTACTTAAAGAGATATGAAGATAATAGAAGTTTAGATGAAAAGATTTATAAAGTTCGTGTAGTTATTCCCAAAGAGCTTGATAATGCAAGAGATCCAAGTGATGGATTTATTATTCAAGAATCAAGCACTACTGGTGCCAGAAGCACCTCAGACTTTACTCTTAGTTCCATTACTTCTTTGGATTATCTTTTTAATAGAAATCCAAGATTTATTAACCAATGTACTTATGATAGTATTAATAAGATAATTACAGTAACATCTGATCTTCCTCATAACTTAAAATATGGAGATCAAGTAATTGTCAAAAATGTAAAGAGTTCCACAAATACTGCCGCAGTATTAAATCGTGGATACAATGGTGTTTTTCTTGTCGATACCATAGTAGATGACAAAACATTTACATATAGTGCAACCGATATTTATGGTGTACTTCATTCTCCAGGAACTTTTACAAGCAACACCAATGTAAGAGATGTTACTCTTCCTAGATTTGAAAGAAATGATAATAAGAAAAACTTTATTGTATACAGAAAAGAAGTTATAAATCCGTACATTTATAATGTTCAGGATGGAGTTTATTATCTGTATTTAATTAATGCCTCTAACAAAATTGAAAGTGAATTTACAGATCTTGCATATACCCAAAACATTGTTGATTTGTATCCTCAACTTGATAGAGATAATAAAAATGATAATCCACCGGCAGCGGAATCTTTTGCAAAAAGAAGTCCATTAGGTGATGTTGTAACAAATGACCTTAAAAAGAGTATAACAAGAGAAACTATTGATAAATTTTACACTGGATTTGGAATTTCTCCTCAAGTAACTAATGTTACATCAAGTGCAACATCAGCAACAATTACATTTGATAGGGAACATGGTTTGGGTGGTGTTGTTACCGGAACATTAAGTGGTGGTTCTGGTCATACTGCCGGAACATATTTTAACGTCAAATTGTATAATGATAGTTTCTTAACAACTTGGGATGGTGCCACAGCAAGAGTAGTTGTTGGTGCTGGAGGAAATGTAACTTCTGCAGAAATTATTTCTGGTGGATCTGGATATAATAATGCAGAGACTTTATTCTTTGATAGTGGAGTTATTGGTGGTGCTCCAAGTGCATCATATACCATAGCAACATCTGGTATTTCTACTGCAGTTGGAAATACCATACAACTAACAGGTATCGGAACAGTTACTGACGGATTTTATAGAATTACAAGTTTACCTGCAAAAAATCAAATTTCCATTGCAAAAACAGCATCTGATGTTGTCCCTGTTGTTGGTCAATACTTCATTAACAGCAATATTCCTATTGATGTTTCTTCAATATCACATGACTCTACATCTGGTATAACAACATTCAATTGTTTTTCAAGACATGGTTTAATTTCTGGAAATCAATTTAGAGTTATTGATTCTAGCAATAATAATTTAGGCGACTACCTTGTTATAGCTGCACCTTCTATTACTCAATTTACTGCTAAGACATCTGGATTTGGATTAACTCCAAGACGTATTTTGAAACATTCATTATCTTCAAACGAAGGTATTGCGGATGATACTGGAGAAAACCTTGCAACTAGAGGATCTTTCTTCTATGACAATGAGTGCATGGAATTGCTAGCAAATATTGAAAGTGATGCATCATTTCCTGTCAGATTGATTAATGTTGGTATTGCTACAACAAGAAGATTCCCACTCGGATCTTATATTCAAATTGATAATGAAATTATGAGAATTACTTCCAGCACATTAAGTGGTGCAAGTAATAATCAAATCACGGTAATTCGTGGTGCTATGGGAACTCTCAAAGAAAATCATTCTAATGGTTCTTTAATTCGTAAAATTAAATTAATTCCTATTGAGTTCCGCAGACCATCTATTCTTCGTGCTTCTGGACATACATTTGAATACCTTGGATATGGACCAGGTAACTACTCAACAGGTTTACCACAGTTACAAGTTAAAACCATAACTGAAAGAGAAGATTTTCTTGCTCAATCCCAAGAAACTTCTGGTGGAAGTGTAATTTACACTGGAATGAATAGTGATGGTGATTTCTTTATTGGTAATACAAAATATTCGGCATCTAGTGGTCAACAAACAACATTTGATATTCCCGTTCCAACAATCACTGGGCAAGATCCTTCAAGATTGAGTGTTGTTTATGATGAAGTTATTGTAAAAGAGAGACTTCTTGTGGAAGGTGGAAACTCTGGAACTATTTTATCTCAATTTGATGGACCAGTTACCTTTAATGGTGCGGTTACTTTTAATACTGATCTGACTATTTCCGGAAGATTAAGAGTTACTAATAAAACACAATCTACATCATCTGCTACTGGTGCAATTGTTGTTTCTGGTGGAGTCGGCATCAATAGAAATCTAAACGTAAACGGTAACATCACTGGCAATAACTTAATTACTGCTGGAGTTGGAATTGTTCCAGACGATTCAAAAGGAGCATATATTGGAACATCCTCTTTACCATTTAGTGATGCTTATGTCGGTAATATTAGAATAGGAGTCACAAATGATCAGACAATTGATACATCTTCTGGAAATTTAGTTTTAAATTCTGTAGTTGGTAGCAATGTTGCAATTAACACCACAACAACTCTTGCTGGTAACTTAACACTTACTGGAAATGGTGTCGTACCTGGACCAGATAGTGGAACTTTAACTGCAAATTATCTTGCTGTTCCAAATGTTACTCCAATTGGAAGTATTGTAATATGGGCGGGAACAACTGATAATTTACCATCTTCTCCTGGTATTACTCAGTGGGGTATATGCAATGGACAAGATTTAAATACCTATACTTACAGAACACTACACGCTGTTATTTCAAATACTTATGGTGGAACTGCATATCAGGCAGGAGTTACTGATTTACCTGGAGCAACAACTACATTTAAAATTCCTAATTTAACAAATCAATTTGTTATAGCATCAAGTGGTAATGGTGGATCAAACGTAGAAGGAACATTAAAGAGATCTGGTGGATC